CGGCTCGAGGACGAGATGCTCGACCCGTCGACGTCGGTGGCCGACAGCATCCGCTACTACCTGAACGGGCTGGCGACGGCTGAGGACGCGTGGGTGGATCCGCGCCGGTTCGATGACGCGGCTCGCGTGGATCTGGTGGTGGCGGATCGTGAGCGGATCGCGATGTTCTTGGACTGCTCGAAGTCGTCGGACTCGACGGGCCTGGTGGCTTCGAGGATCAGTGATGGGCACGTCATCGTGCTCGGGTTCTGGCAGCGCCCGCACGGGGAGCGGGGTAAGGGCTGGTTGGCGCCGAGGCACGAGGTCGATGCGGTGGGGCGGGCGGCGTTCGACCGGTACCAGGTGGTGTGGTGCGGGGTCGACCCGTCGCCAGCGAGGGACGACGAGGACGAGCACCTGTACTGGCGGGGCGTGGTGGACGGCTGGCACCGGGACTTCGCCAAGAAGTTGCCGGTGTGGGCGACACCTGGGGCGAAGGGTCATTCGGTGCTGTTCGACATGCGGATCAAGACGTTGGGGTCGACGGAACGCAACCGGGTGTTCACCGAGGCGGCGATGCAGTGCGCCCAGGAGATCGACGAGGACGGCACCCTGACTCACGATGGTGATCCGGCGTTGCGGATGCATGTGCACAACGCCCGTCGGCGCCCGAACCCGTGGGGGACGTCGTTGGGGAAGATAAGCCGCGGTTCCGGGAAGCTCGTTGATCTGGCGGTGTGCATGGTCGGCGCTCGGATGGGGCGCCGGTTGGCGTTGAACTCCGGGAAGTTGCCGCGCAAGAAGACCGGCCGGGCCGCGTTCTGAGGAAGGGAGGTGACGATGCCGCTGTCGCGTAAGGACGCCGAGGCACTCGCCTCGGAGCTGATGGACATCCGCCAGTCGGAGAAGCAGCGACTCGACCTCATCCACGACTACCTGATCGACGACCCGAACAAGAACCGCCCCCTCGGTGGTCTCCCGACGAACACGCCGGACGACGTCGCCCGCCTGGCCCGTATCTCCCGGGTCAATGTCCTGAAGTACATCGTCTCTGCCCGTGTGCAGGCGATGTACGTGGACGGGTTCCAGACGCCGACGTCGCCGGACAACCTGGCCCAGTGGGATGTGTGGCAGCGGAACCGGTTCGATGCCCGCCAGATCGGTGTGCACCGGGCTGCAATGTCCTATGGCGCCGGCTACGTCGTTGTGCTGCCGGGTGACCCGGTGCCGGTGTTGCGGGGTGCGAGCCCCCGCCAGCTGACCGCCGCGTACGGCGTCGACGACGAGTGGCCGACCGCGGTGCTGTGGCGGCGCCGTGACGGACGCTGGTGGGTGATCGACGACGATGCCACCTACGTCCTGGCCGGCGGCGAGGGTGACACCCTGACCTTGACCGGCGACGGTGAACCGCACGAGGCGACCTACAACGGTGAGCCCGTGTGCCCGGTGGTCCGGTACCGCGACACCGACGACCTCGACGACCCGGTGCGCGGGATCGTGCAGCCCTACATCCCGCTGCAGGACCAGATCAACGTCACGTCCTTCGGTCTGCAAGTCGCGCAGCACTACGGGGCGTTCCGGCAGCGGTACATCATCGGGTGGCTCGCCGAGACCGAGGAGACGCGGCTGAAGATGGGCGCCTCGAAGCTGATGACGTTCGAGGACTCGCCTAGCGAGATTCAGGTCGGCGAGTTCGGCCAGACCGACCCGCGCGGCTACATCGAGTCCCGCGAGGCTTCGGTGAGGCATTTGGCGGTGGTGTCGCAGACGGCGGTGCATGAGCTGTCCGGCCAGTTCGTCAACCTGTCGGCGGAGGCGTTGGAAGCGGCGAAGGCGTCGCACTACGCCGCGATCGAGGAGAACCGCACCGTGTGCGGTGAGGGCCACGAGCAGACCCTCAACCTGTCCGGCGAGTACATGGGCATCAAGCCGGATCCGGCGGCGTCGGTGATGTGGCGCGACACCCGGGTGCGGTCGCTGAACGATGCAGCCGAGGCCCTGGGAACGCTGGTTGAGAAGCTCGGCGTCCCGCCCCGGTCGCTGTGGTCCCGCATCCCCGGTGTCCCCCAGCACGAGCGCGAGCAGTGGGAGGCTGCAGCCGACGAGGCCGACGCCAACGACCCGTTCGCGTCGCTGGCCGACGAGCTCGCCCGGCAGACCGCCGGTGCGGTCTCAGTCTGATGGCCCGCTCCGCCATGGGTGCGGCGCTGACCCGCCAGCAGCAACTCGCCCAGCTGGCGATCCGGTCCTCGATGCTGCGGGGCCTGCTCACGTTGTGGGGGACGGTGGATCCGCTCGACTTGTCAGGCACCATCGGGAGGTTCGCTACCGCCGGAGCGACGGTCGTGCAGGCCGGCCACCAGGAGTCGGCGTCGTTGGCGCTGCGGTACGTCGAGGCGTTCCGCCGGGCCGAGGGTGCACCGGGGGTGCTGGCTTTCACGTTGGGTGGCCCACCTGATGCCGGTGCTGTGGCGGGACTGCTGCGGGGTGCCGGGTTGTCGGGGGTCGTCAACGCCCGCCGCCGAGGGTCCTCGCGGCCCGCGGCGGTCCGCAACGGTTTCGTGAAGGTGTCCGGGACGGCGACGAGCGTCGCGTTGGACGGCGGTCGGGACGTCATCACCGAGGCGACTGCCGCTGACCGGGCGGCGACCGGCAAGTGGCAGCGGGTCGCGTCGGGTGGTGCGTGTGCGTTCTGCGCCATGTTGGCGAGCCGGGGCCCGGTGTTCGAGGCGAGGTCTGCCCGGTTCGAGACCCATCCGGGGTGCTCGTGTACCGCAGAGGCCGAGTTCGAAGGTTCTGCTCTGCCCGCCACGAGCCAGCAGTTCCGTGACGAGTGGAAGCAGGCCCAACGCGAGATCGACGTGTCGGGCACCGACAACGATGCGCTCAACGCCTTCCGCCGGCTGCGCGAGGACCGTCCCGTGGACGGCCGCAGGACCCCTGCGCAGCCAGAAGCTAGCTAGCACCGCCTGCCGCGATGGCAGGCCCAACGAAGGGAACGTCGCCGCGATGGCGAAGCCGACCGACAAGCCCGCGACGGGCACCGACGACAAGGACGACACGTCCGACAACGACGACAAGGGTGACAAGCCGCTGGGTGACGGCGGCGAGCGTGCCTTGAAGGCCGAGCGCGACGCCCGGCGCAAGGCAGAAGCGGACCTGCGGACAGCTCGCGAAGAGCTGGCCAAGGTGCAGGCCGCCGAAGATGCCTCGAAGTCCGACATCGAGAAGCTGTTGGCGAAGGTCGACGGCTTGGAGGGCCGGGCGGTCGAGGCGGAGCGCAAGGCGCTCATCGCTGACATCGCCGCCGAGAAGGATCTCACCCCGGCGCAGGCTCGTCGGCTGCAGGGCACCACTCGCGAAGAGCTGGTGGCCGACGCCGAGGAACTGGTCGAGACGTTCGGCGTGAAGACCAGGCCCAAGCCGAAGGCCGAAGGTGACGAGCCCGCGACGGGCGACGCCGAGGGCGAGCCCGGCGACGACAAGCCCAAGGGCAAGGCGACCGAGGACGCGAAGCCGCCGTCGGTCGGCCGACCCAAGGAGAAGCTCCGCGGCGGAGCCTCGCCCCCAGACACAGAGGAGGCGGTCGACCACGCCAAGTTGGCGAAGTCGATCCTCGAATCGTCGTTCTGACCCCCGCACGGCCATCCGGGCTGCTGCGGTTGATCAATGAAGGAGAACAACCATGGCGGTCCTTACCGCACAGGGGATCAGCAGCGTCGCGATCGAGCTGCTGACCCGCACTCTCGTCCTGCCGATGACGGTGACCCGCATCCCCGGCGAGGAGTTCGCCGGCTCCAACGGTGACACGATCACCGTGCGGGTCCCGCAGCCCGGCACTGCCCGCGAGCAGACCACACCCGGTGCCACGATCACGTTCGACGATGTGAACGAGGTTCCCGTCGACGTCACGCTGGCGCACCTGTACCACGCCAAGCTGATCAGCGACGAGGAGGCCAGCCTCCAGCTGGAGGACTTCGCACGCCAGATCACCCGCGTGCAGGTCGCCGCGGTCGCGACCGCGGCCGAGGAGCAGATCTCCGACGTGATGAACGCCCTCACGGCCGACATCACCGGCGTCACCGCGGCCAGCATCGCCGGCGATGTCCTGTCGGCCCGCACGATGCTCGGCAACGCCAACGCCCCGGCGTCGGGCCGGTTCCTGGCCTGTGCCCCGGACTTCATGGAGGTGGTGCTCGGCCTGGAGAACCTGAGCTTCGCCGACGCTGCCGCGTCGGACTCGGCGCTGCGTGAGGCGATCGTGGGCCGCTACCGCGGGTTCACGGCCGTCGAGTCGAACGGCCTCGAGGCCGGTACGGCGATCGCCTACCACATGTCGGGTTTCGTGTGGGGCAACCGGGTCCCGGTCGCCCCCAAGGGTGCCAACGACTCGGCGTCGACGACCGCTGGTGGTGTCGGGATGCGCTCCGTTCTGGACTACATCCCGGAGCGGCTGTCCGATGCCTCAGTGCTGTCGACGTTCGCGGGCGCCGCGGCGGTGTACGAGGACGACTCGGGCACCGACAGCCAGCGGTTCGTGAAGCTGGAGCTGGAGCCCACCAGCTGACCGCCGTGATCCCGAAGCGGCTGCACAGGGTGTGGCTGGACGACCCTTTGCCTGACGAGTTCGCCGGATACGGGCGGCGGCTCGTCGAGCTGCACAGCGGGTGGGAGGTCAGGGAGTGGCGGTACACCGCTGACCTCCCACCCCTGTGCAACCAGGGGCTGTTCGACCGGGCGCAACAGCTGTGCCCGCGGGACTGGAAACGGTTCCGGTCCGACCTGCTCCGCCTGGAGCTGCTGTGGCTGTACGGCGGCATCTACGTCGACTGCGACGTGGAGCCGCTCAAGCCGTTCGACCCGTTGCTCGGCTGCGAGGCGTTCGTGGTGTGGTCCCCGAACCGTCACCGTGGCGGCCGGGTCCTGACCCAAGCCGTCATCGGGGCAGCGGCGCAGCACCCGTTCGTGGCGGCGTGCATCGCGGCGGCGGCCGGGTCGGTGGAACGTCACGGCGGCAAGCCGTTGGCGCAGGTGGTGGGTCCGCACATGGTGCAGCGGGTGTTCGAGTCCGGGGAGTGGCCGGGTGTGTTGGCGTTGCCGGAGCAGACGTTCGGTCCGCAGTCGATCCGGGACCGCGACGCCGGCCGCCCGGTAGATCTCGATGGCGCCCTGGGCTGGCATCACTGGGCGAATAGCCGCGACCGACGGCATGGAGGTGTGGAGGCATGACCTACCAGCCGACCGCCACGACCACCGGGGAGCGGGCGTGTGTGGACCGGTGGTCGGCCATCCGGCCGCACCTGCCGGCCGAGCCGTTCACGGTGCTCGATCTCGGCGCCAACGCCGGGTGGTTCTCGGCCCGTCTCGCTGCCGAGTTCGACTGCCAGGTGACAGCGATCGACGACCACCGCGACCTGCCCGCCATCGCCTCCGACCGGGTCACAGTCATCAACCGGCGGGTGTCGGCCCGCCACCTGCGGGAGATGCCACGCCACGACGTCGTGCTCGCCCTCTCCGTCCTGCATCACCTGGCTGACTGGCGTGCCGTGCTCGACGACCTGCGGGCCTGCCGCCGCGGAGCGTTCGTGGAGGTGCCCGCACCGGGCGAGAAGTGGATGCGGGCTGCGGCGGCACGCCACGAGCTGCCAGCGATCCACGACAAGGTCGCCGGGGCGGCGTTCCGCCTTGTCGGCGAGTTCGAGCGCACAGGCCGTGACGGGTCGGTGCATCAGCGCCCGATGTTCCTGCTCGACGGCACCGTCCACGCCTTGACCGGCACCGTGTTCTCCGGGTCCGGGACCTGCTCCCGCAAGCTCACCCCGACCCTCCACGCCCGCGGCCTCGACCGTGAGCTCGGCTACCAGCCGTACCCCGGCTCCCTCAACCTGCGCTGCGCCACCGACGTCGACCTCGGCGCCCCCTGGCTGGCGTGGCCCGGCATCGTGAAGGGCCGCAGCCGCCCGTACTGGTTCTGGCCGGCCTGGCTCAACGGTCACGCGGTGCACGCCATGGACCCGGGCGGTCGCAACCACGGGCCCGACTGCATCGAGGTCGTCGCCCCCTGGTCGATCCGTGACCGGTTCGGCCTCGTTGATGGCGACCCGGTCACGTTGGAGGTGGCGTGTGGTTGACCTGGACGCCTACTGGGAACGCCGCTACGCCAGCGGCGGTGTGAGCGGCGACGGATCCCAAGGCCGCAAGGCCCGCATCAAGGCGAGGCGCATCAACGTCGTGATGGCCACCAACGGTGTGCGGTCGGTCATCGACTGGGGTTGCGGGGACGGTGTAGTGCTCGCGCACCTCGACCCGGTCGTGGCCTACACCGGCGTCGACGTTTCCCCCACCGTCCTCGAACGGGTGTCGCAGCGGTTCCCCGGCCGACGCTTCTACCTCGACGACACCGACGAGACCGCCGACATGGCGATGTCGATCGACGTGCTGCACCACTTCCCCGACGACGACGACGGCTACAGCACGTATCTCGGCCGGCTGTTCCGTTCGGCGGAGCGGCTGGTGCTCATCCATTCCACGAACCGTGATCGCCCCTCCAACCGGCATGTGTGTCACCGGCCTGTCGTCGATGACATCCGGGCACGGTTCCCTGACTGGGTCTTGACCGGCCACTGGCGTGGGGTCAACACCTGCGAGTTCTTCCTGTGGGCGCGGCGGTGAGCCCCTCGGTGCGGGTGGGCGTCGCCGTGATGGCTCATCCCCGCCGGGAGGCGTTCATCCCCGAGCTGCTCGACGCCTTGGACCGCCCAGCCGAAGTCGTCTTCGACACCAGGAACGACCGGTGGGATACGGGCCGCCGGTCGATGCTCGCCTACCGCAACGACCCTGACGCCACGCACTGGCTGGTTGTGCAGGACGACGCGATCGTGTGCCGGGACCTTGTCGCCGGCATCGAGTCAGCGCTCGCCCACGTGCCGCCCAGGACGCCGCTGTGCCTCTACGTCGGCAAGCTCACCCCGTTCGCCCCCGCGGTCGCTGCGCTCGCAGCACAGGCCACGCAGGACGGTGTGTCGTGGCTGTCGATGGACAGCATGCATTGGGGTGTCGGGATCGTGATGCCCGTCGAGCTGATCGCCCCGATGGTCCAGTGGGGCGACACGGCCGGCGCCGCGGTCCCGAACTACGACAAGCGGATCTCCCGGTGGCTCGGCGGCCAGGGGATCCAGACGTTCTATCCGTGGCCGTCGCTGGTCGATCACCGCGACAGCCCGTCCCTGGTCCCCGGGCGTCGCGGTGGCCGTGGCCGTTCCGCCCACCGGTTCCTCGGTACCGATGGTTCAGCCCTCGATGTCGACTGGTCCGGGCCGACCATCCACGTCAACGCGCTGCGCAGCTACAGCACCGCCCGGCGCCGCACCCCCACCCCGAAGGAGAGAAGGCTCATGGCCCCTACCCCTGTGCACTACGTGTCCGGTGACGTGTACGTCGCCAAGCAGAACGGCCGCGTCAACGTTGACGGGCGCCCGGTGCGGATCATCCGCGGCAGCACGTTCGCTCACGCCTCGTCGTGGATCGTGAAGAACCGCCCGCAGCTGTGGCGGCCGGTGCGACTCGACTTCCCGCCCTCCGACAACGGCGTGGCGCCCAGCACACTCGACGTCGAGGCCCTGGCCCAGGCGAATCCCAACATCGGGCCGGTCCTCGACGGCACCGCGGTCGCAGCTGAGGTCCAGGCCGCCACCGACGATGAGCCCGAGTCGCCCGAGCCGAAGCCGGCGGCGAAGGACGTCCGGGCGTGGGCCAAGGAGGCCGGTGTGGACGTCCCGGCGTCCGGCCCGATCCCCGCCGCGGTGGTCGAGCAGTACCAGGCCGCCCACGCTGTGACCGAGTGGTGACCCCCGTGGACCGATCTGAGGTCAACGGCCAGAAGGAGGCCGACCGCCCTCCCGGTAACGCCGTGGCGCAGAGCATCGTCGACACCGTGCTGGAGGTCGCCACAGCGA